CTTTCCGCCTATTATATCTATATCTCTTGTTACATCTAAAGTGAAATCCTTTCCGCCTATTATATCTATATCTCTTGCTGTATCTAAAGTGAAATCCCTTCCGCCTATTATATCTATATCTCTTGCTGTATCTAAAGTGAAATCCCTTCCGCCTATTATACCTATATCTCTTGCTGTATCTAAAAGAAAATCATTTCCAGAATTAATATCAACATCGTTATCTGTATTTAATATGTAATTCCCACCCTGCGGGTTCCCATCTGGATCAGTAGTTGTCTTTACATCTATTTCCAATGAGCCATTTTCATGAAATTTTATAACTGTATTTGTAAGGCCATTTTTTATAGCTATCTCACCCTGCTTTAAATTTTTCTCTCTTGCATTCCAAGATATTGGAAATGCCACTGCGTTTTCATCACTTCCAACAGACGCCTTTATAGCTATCCCGTCTAAAATAGGTTGAGCACTGTACCCATAGGGAAAGATATAAATGATATCTCTTACTTTCTTCATATACTCTATTTGTCCGGTCGGAATCTGATCGGAATCCGAACCTATATTTGTAATGCGCGCCAAAGAAAGCATGTTTTTTATGCTTGATAATATGTTTTCAATTATTCTTTTTGATGCCATTAGAAAATTATATACTTAATAAGCAACAATACTAAGGTAACGATTAAGATTATGACAAAAAATAATCGCCATCTACACCTATCTTCATTGCCATAAACTTTATAAAACTGCCTAAAAACAAAGTAATGTTTTTTACTCATATCAAATCTCTAATCCGGTCTTATTTGTTCTTTCTTCAGCCTTAGAAATATTCGCCTGGATGCTAAAACTATCTGGATCGCTCAAAGATAAGTTGACGATACTACCGCCTTCTCCGTAGCTATATTGAACCGAATTTATTAGCATTTCCCCATCTATATCAAGCCGCTCATCTAAAACTTGCACAAGTTTGTTTGGTTGCCATAAAATCTTGTCTAAATCCGGTTTAAAACCTTGGACCTTGCATTCATATTTTCGACCTCTGACTCGCCTAATGTTTGCTTCCCAAGTCGCCCTATCTTTTGCGGTTGCAGAATTTCTTGAAGTATCAGCAGAAACTACAAGCGTCCTGGTTGATCTGATTTGATTATCTATTGCCTGGCCTTGCTGATTGACTAAGCTTGACGGGTTAATTTCTGATGAAAGCGCACTTAATGCATTTTGTTGTGATTGAAAAATATATTTATTATATCTTTCTGAATTATCAAAAGCTATATTTGCACTTAAAATATTGTTTTGCCTTTGATTCAAATCCGCAATTTGACTTAGTGATTGCGTTAATGGATTGGTTGACGTTTTTTTATGGCGGTGCACTAAAGGGGTGTTATATTTATCTTCGCCACTTGGATCAACTGCGCCCCTTTCGATTATTAAATTGCCAAACCCGTCACTCGTAACAAGTACCTGCCTTCTAATTGCTAGCGAATTTATTATTTCAAATATGTTTTCCCCTTGTTTCGAGCTTATAAAATCCCCCTTATTAAATAATTCGGGGATAGCGTTATCAATAACGCCTATAAATCCATTATCCCCTAAAAATCCGGGCCCTTTAGACAACGCTGCATTTTCCTTGCTCAACTCAATTGATTGGATTCCATTTGAATTCAATATTTTTAAAATGATGTCTTTTAAACTTATTGGTGTGTTAAATGTAACAGGCTCTATAATAGAACCATCTAGAACGTCGCCTAACTTGTCTCTTCCTGAAATTGATATATCATGCCGATCATTATCATATCCTGCGTCCATTGACTCAATAAACCCAGTGAAAACAGCTTCCTTATCAATCACTATCGATATAGTGTCACCGAGCTTTATTGGGAAGTTCTTGAATACGTCCATAGTCAAAGCCACTTGAAAGGATCTGGCAAAATTCTGCATAGACGTGTTTACCGTTACAGATAAGAAGTTTTGATATGGAACATTATTTATCTCAAGGATAACAGAGCTTGAACCAAGCGCCTGATTAAATGCCTGGTTTACCGATTTATTTGCATTAACTAAAGAGCTCATTGGCTATCAGATATTATCTTTATCTCGCCTACAATAAAAGGCGTGTTGTTAGCCTTGTTTAACGACACTATAACCTCCGCGTTATCACTTGATGCGTAGTTCTCATAGCTAATAATACGAGATGGCTTCATTAGTGTTTTTATCGTCTTTATTACTGATAAATCAAGCGTTGTAAAAAACTCCATTGATCCAGTACGTATATTAATTAAATCTATTCTAGTGTCCTGATCTATTAACGAGATGCCTTTTAATCTTTGATATTCTGCTTCTAAGTCATCAATTACGCCTTGCAAATCATCTGTATTCGAAAATGTGATTTCGGTTGAGTTAGTGTAGGCAAATCCAATATTTAATAACTGGATATTCAGATCAATTGTTTGCAAAGATAAGGATAGATCTGGATTATTATTAATTTGTGTTTCATCTTCCGCAAATGCAAACAATTCTCTATTAAGAAGGTATCTATTTCTAGCGGTATCACCGACTAAATCATACGCATTAAATAATTCAGAAATAGACTGATTAACTTCATTGTCAAGAACAACGCCAACAATTCCCTGTAGTATTTCATTTGCTACTTTGTTGAAGTCTGAATTATTGTCGTTTACAACTTTACGAATTGAATCTTCCATTTTAGCGATCAACAGTACTAATCTGTCACGAATTGATCTTGCAACGATGTTTTTATTTATGCCTACTACTACCATTAGAACCCAATCCTTTTTAAAGATTTTTTTAACAAAGCTCCAGCGCTAGTTACGAGAGCAGACCTCAATCTTGATATTACGGCTGTCCCAATCGTGCTCAGACTTGGTATTTGGAGACCTAGCTCAACAACAAACTCAACTGTAAATGTATAAAACCCAAGAACATCTTTTGAGTCAGATAAAGAAAAGTCAGTGACTTTCACTAAGAAATTTCCATACATTGGATGGGCGAAAATACCTGATTCCGGTGTATTAAGGGCAATTCTAAAAGAATCTCTTGAATCAAAATCAACTTTAGCCTCAATGCTAAACCGCCTTGGTCTTCTGCCTAGCTGCTCAATATTAAAGTTATCTGATCCAGGGTATTGGTGTTCAGCAAATTTAAACCCGCCTGTTTCATTTGATGATTGATAAAAGAAGTTTATCCCTCTGTATGATGCCTTCTTTAGTTTTTGATTTACTTCAGACATTAGTTTGCGTTTGCCGCTATTAATCCAATATCAGGATTATTCATTTTAGCATTAGTTACTACTGTTCCAGGTTGTGATCTAACTGTCAGGTCTCCACCAACATCTACTCTGTGCTTACTTGTAGCTAATGATTGTTTAGCTTTTTTACCTGTAGGCCCTAATCTGCCAATGCTGGAAATATCAGAAAAAATGCTTTTAAAATCAAACCCCCGCGCTTTTTCTGTTGCTAAATCTTTTGCTTTTGAAAAGCCGCTCTTTAATTTTTCTTTAGCTTGAACAACTTCCTCTTCGCTAGAATTAACATTAGTCAATTTATTAAATGCACTTACAAATGGTTTTAATTTTTTAAAAATAGAAAATAGCTTTTCGGCAGACTTAGATAATAATCCGAATTTTGTTTCTAAAAAAATTAAACCAGTTATAGCTAACGGTATCCAGCCCAAAGCAACCCTAGCGCTCAATCCAAAAGCGACCGTTGCTGCTCTCAATCCAATCATCGCGGTTGTAGCCGTAGATATAATGCCCAAAATAGGCCCTAATGCAGCAACGGCAAGAGCTACTTTAATTAATGTTTTAGTAAGCTGCTTGTTGTTCCTCACCCATTCGGAAGCTTTTTGTATTGCTGGAATAATTCTTTGAAGCAACTTTGTAATCGCAGGTACTAATAAATTTCCGATTACTATCCTTAGATCTTTCAATCTCGCTTGCGCAATTCTAAGTTGATTTGCGGCTTGATATTGAGTTCTAGCAAAATCTCCAATTGCATTCTTACTTTGATTTTGCGCAATTATTAACGTAGCAAATGCCTTCGCCTGCCGCATTGTTTCAAATCGCATTCCCTTAGCGGCATTAATCTGAACTTGCCTCTTAACATCTTCTTCTAATATCGATATTCCCAAAGATTTAACCGATTCACGTTCACCCAGAAGTGCCTTTGTTAATGCAGCGCTCGCGCCCGTAGCACCTCCGGAAAAGTTAGTGAATGATGCCAAATCAACCGCCAGTTTATTGACTTCATTAGCTAAATCTAGTGCCGATTTCTGACTAAATCCAAATCCAGTTAAAAGGTCACCTGTATCACCAAGTAGCTTTTTTGCATCAACTCTAGCTAAACCAAAATTGTCACTAAGATTTTTTGCCATTGATTCAGCACTACTCGATACGCCAGAAAAAACAGTCCCGAATTTAGAAAATGTTTCTTGAGCATCGATGGCTTCTTTTGACATCAATGTTAAACCTGCGACAATTGGTAAAGTTAATCCAACAGTAAGCCTTGTAGCGGCCCTAGATAACCCCTCCTGAACATTTTTAAATCCTCTCAAATTTTTCTTTGCTTTAGAGACTTTATCAGAAAATTTATTTAAATTCTGATTCATATTTCTAATAGGACTAGAAAACCTATCTCTTATTTGTAATATATAGGATACTGATTCAGCCATTATTTATCCTGATTACCCTTATTTTCTCTTTCAATAAGCTTTGATAATTCATTACTATATTCAAATATCTCTGGAATAGTCATATTTTGGATTCCATTATAGCATATTCCGCCATAGCTCGAACGCATAACATAGGTATAAATGCTTTCTAAAGAATACCCGTAAAAATCTTTGAAATTATGGAACAGGGTTGAGACTTGACCGTTTAGATCAAGTCCAAGAATAAAAAATCGACTGCAAACCTTGCTAATAATGCTTTCAAATCTCTGTGTGAAATCTCTTGGCACAAAGGCTTCGTGAACTTTTTTGAACCGATCGTTGCATTTGGAACCTCTTCATTTCCCCCACATAAAATTTCGTATAATAAGAATTCAATTGCAGGAATATCATCTGGGTTTATATTAGAAAACACCAACACTTCAATCGCTTGAATTTTTGATGCCTCTGATATTTTTTCTTCTTTCCCACTATTTCCTTTGTTGGCATTGGAAGTAGTTTGGTTATCAGTAAAGTTAGATATCGCTTTCATCAGATACGTTTCTAGCTTTAACGTGTTCTGTTTATCACGTGGCCTAGGAGAAGAAACAACTACGTCACAGCACTCTTTTATTTTTCCATCAACAGAAACCTCTATCGGTTCCAATAGCTTATATTTAAACTCTTTTTTCATCGCTTTATACTCCTTAAATTACACTCTTAATTTTCTAGGCTTTACTCCTTGGGCTTGATTCAAACTCAAGATCCATAACGCCATCCGTAGAAACATTTTCTTCCGGGTCATTAATTAGTGTTGCGTTCTCATAAATGTAGGTCTTGTTATCAGATGCTACAAAACGAAATACATTTGAATCAAAATTATCTTGCATCTCATCTTTAATATCAATGTTTTCAGTTGTTGTTTTCAAACTGAACTTGAATTTAGATTTCTTTGTGCTCAAATCTTCTGAAACAATATTAACAACAGCGCCGCCGCCAATAGCTTGAGGCTCTGATGTTCGCTCTCCTTTTCCTGAGTTCCCTACAAATGAATTCGGCACGATTGTCAAATTCTTATCATTCCAAATTAAAGTCCCGGTAACTAATACAGCCATCTTATATCCTCCTTATGCCAATACAGCTTCAAGCGTTATGTCTAATCTGCGAAGCTGTGAAGTTATGAATAGGTCCATGCTAGAGGTTACCTTACCTTCTGCTAAATCAATTGCTATGTTTTCCTCTAAGCTGGTCTTGAATAGATTTAAGCTAGATTGGTCTGATCTTGTAATCAAATAACTAGGACCAGAAAGAGTTACATAATACTCAACAAATTTTGAGATAATTACAGACTCATTAACCTGAAGATCACTTCGAATAGGCCCAGTAGTCAGGATCTTTTGAGCAAAATCACGGCGTGAATTATTAAAGAAGAATTCAGCGGCCACACTATGCTGATCCGTTCGGTTAAGAAATTTGTAAGTCGTGTCTAAATTTCCAGCCGCATCCGTTTTATATGTTGTGAACGCTTCTCCCATGATTGTGCTGTTTCGTGCGATATTTGCCCCGTCAACAGATACCCCAGATGAATTTAAATCAGCAATCTCACTTTGAGTCCAACCCTTCCCAATGTCCTCAATTGGAAATTCAAATGCAGTATTAAAATAAGGAACAGATGCTTTATTTGGTCCGCCGATTAAATCAGTTGTTCCAATCAAGATATTCCCAAGAGTCGCACCATCAGTTAATCGTAAAGCTCGAATAGCTGCCCAACCCGCTGATAAGACACCGTCAAGCTCGAATTTAGCGCTTCCTTTGTACAAGGCATCATTGACTGGCTTGTTGCCTCGAATCGTAAGAGATTGACTATTTCTAGCGTCTCCCAATGCCTTCAGGTTCGACAACGTATCTGTTTTATAAACAACGCCCACACCGTCTAAAATATTATTAGATACGTTCCATCGTGGGTCTAAAAGACTTGTTGATGATGTGATCGTGTCTGCTAAGACAGTGATGTCTAGATTACTAGGATAGATAACAGTTTGATAACGAACGCCATCAATGACATCAAACAGAGCTGTCAAGACTGGGTCAGTAGCACCGCTAGCCATCGCTGTGACAGAAGGGGTTAAACCGGCCACTGTTCCAACGATTTCTAAACCTATTGCGTTTCCAACCGTTCCTTTATTAACAGCTGTTAGCGCGACTGATCCAGTTGTATTAATTGCTGTGACAATTTTATTTGTATCCGCAGTGATCGCAGTTACTAGCGCATCACCAACAACTGTTGCCGTATCTCCAATTGCAACAGAGATTGTATACGAGTGATTATCTCTTGATCCGACATTAACAGTAAATGTTCCGGACGCAGTTGCGGTTCCGGTGAAAACGACGGTTCCGGCAGCGGCAGTCGAAGCACCCGCATCATCTAACGGAATAGCATCAATTCTAGTCACCTTGTTTTTGTTTTTGAATCCGGCAATACTTTCAGCAATCATTGACCCTGCACCAAATGCGGTTATATCTGATGTATTGTTCCCAATATTTTCAACAAGTTGCCCTGATGTATATGTAGTGCCTGTTTGTTGCCCGACAATTAATACTTTTTGCGGCGCGCTTGAAATCGTTGTTATTGCTGGCGACTTCGTTACGTTAACTATGGGCTTACTTACTATTGTCATGCTTCACCTCTAGAATTTTGATATCATCGCCAGCCACGATATTTTCAATAACCTTATTTGGTTCTATCTTCTTTTCTACAATTTCTTTTTTATTCTCATTAATAATCTCGACACAATTATCAATTTCAGAATCTTTTAATCGATTTCTCCAATAGATGTCTGTTGGGATACCCTCTTTGTCATCAATAGAAATGATGTCGTCTTTTTTATGACTTTTTAAATTGCTATTAAGCTTTAATTTCATATTCCACCTTAGTCTTGAATATAATATTCATCATTTTTTATTATTGTATCAAACTCATTAACTATCTGACTATTGAATTTTCTAAATGCCCTAGTGTCAAACGATGCTAATACATCTCCTGTATTTCCAAGAAATTCGTTAACATTTCCAGGGTTAGCAGAGCTGCTTATAAACTCAGTTACTTGAAACGCATATTCATAAACAAGATAGGCTCGATTGTAATCTAATATATTTTGAGATATTGGGGCAACAACAACGCTTTGCGGAGAGACGAATTCGTTTGGCGGTAAGAACCCAACCAAAGTCTTGTAAATTGGCTTAGAGAGCTCTTGGCAAAGATCAACTGCTTCCCTTCCTGATATTTCATTCTTAGTGGGAACAAAGACAATAAAAGAAAAGTTATTAATTAATCTTATTTTATAATCATCAGCTGTTTGTATTTCTATTGTTGCATCGTTATCTAAATTTCTATCCTTACTAACATCAATGCCATTGAAAATAAAGAAACCAAATAGAGGATTTAAGGGATTTCCGTTAGCATCTATTTTTGTATATGATTCGATAAGCGTATCAAGATCAGCAGCTCCGCTAATTCTAGGCTTCTTCATAAGAAGCATACCTCCCCCGCTGCCAGTCGTTAGCCTGCTATCAGTAATTTGAAATTCAAAGTTATTGGCATCAATAATGCTGGTTACTGTTTGAACGCCATTAAAACCGAGATTGTGAAATGTGTGCAATGTACCAGTTGAAGGCGCTGCCGGCGTTGCAGTTATCTTAAAGCGAAATGTTGTTTGAACAGGCGTTGGCGTATTCACTAAATCAAAAGTGCCATTAAATGCCGCTTCCGCTGAAGTGATCGTGACCTTAGTGATGTATCCAGGGGTAATATCGTGATCAACTGTTGATTTTGCTATTGCAATGTTATTTAAAGTTCCAATAATGGCCCCTGTTGCCGGCGTAACCGGTGCGCCTGCAATCTGATATGAAAACTGGTCATCTGAAATTTTCTTTATAGAAAATCTTCCATTATATTCGCCTTGATCAGAGCCGGATGTTGTAATTATATCCATAGTTTCCAAAGTGTGCCCGGCACTAGTTGCTGTTGCCGTTGTACCAGATAAAGTAAGCGTTGTTATTGAAATAAAGTTCCGGATATCTGTTAAAACGATATCTGTGCGTACGTTTGATATTAATACTTGATCACTTACGCTTAACCCATGCGCCGTTGCCGCGACAGATACATCATTACCTGATTTAGAAACGGAAGTGATTGAAATGTTAGTCGTGAACTTATCTGTAAAAAGAGGAAGAACGGATTGTGTATGGTCAATAATATCTTTTAAAAGCATTTGTTTTTCTTATCTGCATGCATTTGAAAAGAATAATATAGCGCATCATTATCTATTTTCGATTTATTGTTGCATAGTCTTTTATTTTTTTCTTTATCATTCATTTTAAATAGTGCCTTCCAATTTACTCTTTTCTTAATGCTCATATCCAGCATTCTTAAATTATACCAAAGTTTTCTTAACAGCCGAATTAATAATGGCAATAATATTTTTATTATTCTGTTTAATCGCTATTAAATGAGCGGGTCTAGCCTTCATTTTTCGGGTTCCGTCTTCTAAGAAACCGACATATGGTACATCGTTACCAAATAGTAGTTCTTTAGATCCTCTGACTTTAAACAATAGCCCCCTGCGTGCCTTGCCGCTAACATTCGCCCATGATTCACCTGCCTCAGATGCGACATGCCTGCGCCCATTTATTCGGTAAACCTTACCCTGACGACCGCGCTTCAATATGTTTTTACTAGCAGTTGATCGCAATATAGCCCCTACATTATAAAGGCCACGCCGCAAGTTCTTTAGAAGCGCCTTGTCAATCCCCTTTATTTTTATAAGGACTTTTTTTGACGCTAGATCAATTGATATGCTCATGATTCTATTTTATCACACATCTGTTTTTGCGATTTTTCTTATGCTTGATTTGCCTTTAAGCTAACAACGCCTTTTTTAACTGCTCTTATCTCTAAAAACTCATGAAGTTCATCCAGGTCAATTACATCGATAATCTCATACAAAACGCTGTCAAATTCGATCCAATTCTCAGAAGTTGGAATAACTTCTGGGGTAAGTCTAGTAAAAAATGTGTGTGTATGAGCAATAATACCTTGATCTGAGTTTGTCCCTACCCCGTCAAATAACTTGTACCCGCGATTGGTCTCGATACCAGCAAATGTTGCTAGAATTATATTTGACTCAGTAAATCCTAGCCCGTCTTCAGTGTAGTCAGGATCGCCAAAATTTGGAGCGCCAATAGTCCTTTCAAGGATATTAATCTCATCTTTTAAGTCGCCAACACAAACAGTTCTATTTTTTACCCTTATTCTTTTACAGCTAGGCATTACTTAATACCAGGCTAATCACATATACAGATGAACAAATCGCTAAAATACTAATCACCACAAGAATTTTAGTTTCATGCTTCATTATTAACCTGTATTTATGATTCGGTATTTCTCAAAAATAGTTCTCGCTGCTGGTGGGATTGTTTCATCTGAGCAGGAACAGTCACCTCTATTTTGATCAAGAAACATTACAATTTGCATGATGGCTATTTTTATGTCTGCGGGGACACTCGTTTCGTCATCCCCAAATCCTGTTTTAAATGTAATTCTAATCGCATTGCAATCACAATCTACATTTGAAGGTTCAGTAACTTCGCAAATTACACCAAATATTCCGCCAATCTTAACGGTGTACTCTGTTGCTGCCAATACTTCATAAACGGAATCAATTAAAATTTCTATAGACACCAGAGACTGAAAAGCACCCCTTTTTAGCGTTAAATCACTAAAGAAGCTCTCTCGATAATTTTGATATGTGGTAGTTAGGATATCTCTACTCATGCATTTTTCAGCAAAAGAAACAGCCGCGTCAATAAAAGTTTGGATCAAGGCGTCTTGAGTCGCTGTTGTTATTTTTAAATATGCCTTAACTTCAGCTAATGTGACAACCGCATTTGCTGACTTTGCCGTCTGAATATAAGTAGACGATTCATTTAATTCAAGAAACTGCATTTCTACTCAAATCTAGTTTGACCGGATAAAGGAACGTGTGGCGCCTTAAGGCCGAACCCTTTTGGTGGCCGCCCTCTTTTTCTTTCGAAACATTCTACTAAAGGCGATTCTGATTGCTTGTTTTCTTGCGTAGATTCAATAGCCTTATTTTCCTCAACAAGTGTTTCTTTGGTCGGTCTCATATTGAAGTCATCTGCATAGTCAGCTTCTATCATTTCTTTGGCTGTTTGTTCTGATACATCTTCTGGCGAGCTAATAATTTGATTGATATTAAAATCAACAGTTTTATAATTAATACTCCAATTACATTTTTTCTTAATTCTTAATTTCAAATTTCACCTCATAAAAATAAAAATGGGATGGTTTCCACACCATCCCAATCTTATCACAAACCTATTTAACTTCTAAGAAGTAGGTTTTTTAGCTGCGTGTCCCTTCATCGCAACTACAGTGAATGTACCGCCAGAAGTAGTTCCTGCTGATACAATTTTTAAACGTGAGTAACGCTTATGATTAACGATTCCGAAATGCTTTACGATGTCATCATCATTGAGGTCAAAAGTTGGCAAAGCTGTTTGACCGCTAGAGAAAACCAATAGATCAGTTGCGATTACTGCTGCATCAGATAGTCCTGGATCTTCGCCATCTTCAATGATAAGCGTGTAAGTTCCGTCTGTAATCGTACCGGTTACAATTGAAAAGTCTACAGATTCAAATCCTTGGCTATCAATGATAGCGCCGGTTGTAGTTGTGTCAGATACGATTGCCTGTGTAGTAAAGGCAACATCATAGCCGATTGCTGTTGTGATATCGTTTGCTGGCATATTATTACTCCCTTATACTTTTGTTTTAAGCAATTTAAATGCTTCAGACAATACAACTCGGCCATCATTCCATCGATGCCATGTAAATAATACTTTGGCTTTTTTAGCTTGTGTAAGATCATCTCTTAATAGTTCAAGCATAACTGAATCCAAGATATTATAGCCACGGAAGAAATCGCCTAATCCAACAGACAAAGAACTCGCTGCGATATTAGGCATATCTTGCATGATAACATATCGAAGATCGTTGATTGTTGATGGTTGTGATTCTCCGCCAATTCTCCACAAGTAGTTACCGTTATTATCTTTCTCAGTTCGTAAAGCGGCAAGCGTTTTAGAGTTGAAGAAATAAACAGGGTTATAACCAACTTTAAGTTCTCCAGCTAATTTAATAACGTCGTCCATAGAAACTGTGACTGATGCGGCAGTAGTGATTTGTCTGATACCTGCTGTTGCATCTAAAATACCTTGAGGCTTTTTAACGCCGTTTCCAGTAAGAAAGTTTCGGCCTTCGCCTTGAGCGTAAGCTGTGATTGCATCTTGAGCAATTTCTGATTCCATATTAAATGAAGCGAAATTCAAGATGTCTCTTGTTGTATCTGTCACAACTGTTTGCCTATGTGCAGTCATAGTCTCTTGACCATAAGTTGCGTTTGAATCGGTTGCTTCTTCAGCTTCACCCTCATAGTTAGCAGTCGGGATAGTTGTTCTAACAGGAATGTTTAGTGTTTTAACACCAGCACGATTTCGTACTCGTGATAAAGCTCGAACATTAGAAATCTCTTCGATTTGTTTCAAGATATCTTCTGCTAATACTTGTGGTACCAAATATCCGCCTTCAGTTCCTTGATCAGTTCGAAGATATTTAATTTCGTCAGGAGTCATTAATGACTTATCCCATTTTTGCACAAATGTATTGAAGCTTTTGAACTCTTCAGATTCTTTGTAATTAATTGGGCTGCTTTTTGAAGTCAAAATAACTTGTTTCTCAAGATTTATAACTTGCTCTTTAAGTTCAGCAGCCTCATTTCTTGATTTCTCCATTTCTAGAGTATTAGCTTGGTTTTTAATTTCCATTGCATCTAAAGCTGTATTACATTTTTCAAACTTCTCTTTGTCCAAACCGTCCAAAGAATTTAGTTTCTCATCTAATGATTTATACTTAGCCGCTACTGGTTCAATTACTTCTCGAAGCTCTTTAATAGCTTCTGCTTGTTGTTGTGCAACATCAGACATTTTGTTCACCTCTTTTTATAAATAAAACTAATAAGATTTACGCTTATTTAGTGCCTATTTAGATAAGAGGATCATTACGACCATTACTCATCATCAAAGCTGACCATTACGGCCATACTCTATTGCGATAGTGTAATTATACCAAAATAAATCGATAAGTAAATACTTACACTAAGATTCAAACATTCCCGTCATCTCTTTTATGCTTTTCGTTAAATTCTTTGCGGCATCTAATTCTTTTTGATCGATTTCTGTTTTATCAGATAATTTCTTGATTGCAGAAATTAATGAGTTGGATTCGTTATTACTAAACCCATACGCTTTTATCAAAGATGAAATGTCCGTTAGTGACCCAAATTCTTCAATAATAGGCGAAAACCCTTTTTCAAATGGGTTTGAAAGTTCTTTTGATTTAAAAAACACAGATAGGTCATTTATTACCTTGTCTTTTTTACTCTCATCTAATTCAATTCCGCCCCTAGCGCCTTTTATAGCGGCGACTGCCTTGATTGCATCTGATATCACCCATTCATCCCTGTTCTCTGATAAGGATAGAGAATCGAATGGTTTAATTGACTTCATGCCAGTGACGACCGCTAAAGCATTCATCGGGATTGTGACCAAAGAAATCTCGAAAAGATTCACCTTTTTAATTATGCGGATAATTTGATCATCGGTTCTTTTGATATCTTCTTCTAGAATAGAAAATCCAATGCTCATTGAATCAATAGACCCGATTTGCATCTGTGGTATTACACGGCCCCGCACTAAATCATCGACCTTTGGCATCTTCCCTTTTACAAATAGACCTTGCTCGGTTTCTCTTATTTCTGTAAATACCCCAAGCGGCTCGCTCATTCTATGCTGCCATAACAGTTTTGGCATAAAAGTCTTAATGGTATCTGAAAAAGCACCTCTTTCGATGATATCTTTACCCCGATCAATATTACCAAACGTAGAGGCTAACCCCTCAAATGTGAAAAAATTTGGGTCTTCATCTTCAAATTGCTTTATCTCAAAATGAATTTGCTTATGCTCAATGTTTTTATATTCCATTGGGCTAGAATCTATCTTATTATCAGTTTTCTCAATTTCTTTAACTGCCATATCAGACCCCTTGATCAGGTTCTCCTGGTTGATTTTCTTTTTCTTCGTTTTCATTGCATTCCATTTTCTCATCTTCTTCTATAATGGGCAAATTTTGCAGGTTATTTATAAACGGGACTATTTCTTGAGAATACTTTGTGGGTGTAAATAAATTAGTATTTGCAAGGCCTCCGATTAAGTTTAAAATATTTTGTAACTGTTCTTGTGTGATTTCGTACTTCATTTTTTTTCTCCTTTATTTTATTTTATTTTTCTCATACTTACACGCCTAGCCGCACAATTTTTACTTGTGAATAGATTTCTGCTGCAATATTTCCAGCAACGCCAAAGCCATCTGTGGAATGTGTAGTTTCGCATCTGTGTTGTAATTCAAATGTTTTTGTCGCCGAAATATCGATAACCCCAAAACAATCTGAATTACTTTGAACAGCGTTGCCAGCGCTATATTGAGACTGCCCTAATATTTCAGTAGAGGTATCTGTTATATTTTGGATTCTTGCCTTATGTCTACTGACATTAAATGCCGGGGCTGAAGCTTCAACCAAATATTTTCCAGCCGTTAAGGTAAATTGATCAGAAGCTAAAGAGAACCAAGAATCCGTGTCTTTTTCATATGAAATTGTATTCAAGTCCCTAGTCTGCCAAGCACCCGATATAAATGTGCCACTTACCGTATTTTGTGCTTTTTGATCAGCGAATATAGCCATATCTAAATCAATTCCAGACACAACAACATTAGTAATGCTTGGGGCATTCGATAAAACAACCGATCCGGTTCCTGTAGATGTCGTGACGCCGGTTCCCCCGTCTAATACCGGTAGCGTTTTTGGTTTATATGTCACAATTTCCTCTTTAAAACCTCGATTTCTTTTTTTAGTTCTTGAACTTGTTTTGCTAGATCTTGAGTTGCGGATACGTTTAGCATTGATATTGCATCGTAATCCACCGATTTAAAATCATTTACTTCACGCCCATAGACAAAAACACTCTCATGGCTTTCATCAATATTTATTAAAACCCAATCTTTATCAAGTGATTTTATTTCAAAAATTTCATTTTTGTTTGATTTAAAAACGATCTGAACTCTATCGCCTATTTTTAAATCATGATTATCTAAATATATTTTCATCTCTTTTTTTACAGAATCATAACTAACTTTTTCAGACAATTTATATATATCAGGAACCACATCTGTTGAGTTTGAAATAGCTTTCTTATAATGCTTTTCAACTTGCTGTGCGACAACTTTTTTACACGATTTATTATTAAATTTAAACGTATCAACATAATCATAATCGACTATTTCAATTTTATTTAAAGTATCTAAATCTTTTTCTGATTCTGATTTTTTTACATTTGTTTTCATTCTTTTGTCGGATACAGCAATGAATGCATTTAGAGTTAAAACGCTGTCCGTGGCATAAATTGCAGCGACAGAAGATGCTGTTGTATCTTGAGTTAATTTAGTATTGTTTATAACAAAATAAGTCCTATCTGCACCATGTGATGCACTCGCGCTATCTCCAACTACATGCAACTTCGCAGAAGGTGACGATGTTCCTATCCCCACCTTGCCATCTGATTTTATTGTCATTCTTTCCAATCCAATATCACTGCCATCTGGGGTAGTGTGAAATGCTAATCGACCTGGCATATCTCCAGACGCCCCTGGTGTGCCATCTACATTAGCGATTATTAAAGCGCATCGATCATACGATGTTCCGTTATAACCTCGAAAATCAATATATCCAAGCTCATCTCCACTTTGAACAATCGATCCGCTTCTTTCCTTCTTAAACCCGAAAGAATTTGCAAATTCGTCTGCCGAACTAGATGTTGTTTGGATGGCTCCTGTATTAGTTATAGCGCCGACGACATCTAACGCTTGTGCTGGGGTAGCCGTTCCAATCCCAACTCTGTTACCAGATCCATCAACATTCAAGGTTGTCCCATCAACACTAAACCCATTAACGCCACCTGAAGTAACGAAGTTGGTATCTTGTGATAGCGTCACGGTGGTCGTGTCAAGCGTCAAACCGGTCAAGGTAGGTGTTCCTGAAAGAACAACCGAACCCGTCCCAGTAGACGTTGTGACACCTGTTCCCCCATCTAATACCGGTAGCGTTTTTGGTTTATAGGTCATTTTTTATACAATGTTCCACTCTGTTCCGTTATAAACAATTTTTATAGCTCCATAATTAACATTCATCACAAAAGTTGCGGCGCCGTCAATATTTCCAGCAGCAGGTGATATCGTGATGTTATTGGTTGCGGCGTCTCCCTTTCCATCTTTGATAATTAAAGTTCTTCCAGAAACACCTGCTTGAAGAGTCAATGCAGTTGATGCACCAACCGTTTTGTTTACAACGATTACATAATCATTTGCTACTACGGTTACGGCGCCCGCAGCCGTTACGACTCGAACAGACGTTGTGAGACTATTTGTATATGTTCCATTCGCAATAGTTGGAGATGTACCAAATACAAGCGCACCTGTTCCAGTTTCATCCGTGACAGCAGATGCTAAGTTAGCGCTTGATGGGGTAGCTAAGAATGTCGCGACACCAGTTCCAAGACCAGATACGCCAGATGATACCGGTAGACCCGTACAGTTTGTCAATGTGCCTGAAGTTGGTGTGCCCAATACCGGAGTTACAAGGGAAGGACTAGTTGCGAATACTGCGGCTCCTGACCCTGTTTCGTCTGATAAAACACCAGCTAATTGAGCTGAAGTTGTAGCCGCGAACTGCGCAAGCGTTCCAGTTGTTACCGCTGAATTGGCAACCCTAGAATCTGAATCAGTAACATATTTATTTGATGTAGATGGTGCGCCATCCGTTCCAACTAATGCGTTGTTTTCGTCTTGCGTTGGTATCCTTGCATCATTTCCTTCTGCTGAGGTTCCTGCTGTGGTTCCAAAGCTTAATGAAGGGATAGCGTCAAATACAAGCGGTGTGGTGCCCAATGTAATCGGATCACTAGTAATTAAGGTGTAAGAAAATCTGTATTTAGTTGAGCTAGCATTAAGAACTCTTGTTGTCATTCCGTTTGTAACTTCAGCGCTGACATCTGCATCAGATGATCTTGCCCAAGAACCCGCAGCCGTCACATATATGCCGTTGTTTTCGCTTAAAGTTTGCTCTACAACAAGAATTCTACTTGTAGAAGTTAAAACACCGTTTAAAGTTTGCTCACCTGATAAGGTAATATTTCCAAGACCTTCAGTTGAAGTTGCAACAGCTTCTTTTGTATCAATGTTATTAGATACGGCTGAAATCAATGCAAGGATTTTACTGGCAGATAATAGCTCTGTTGTTGTGCTTCCCGCATCGTTAATAATTCTATGCTGAGCGATTGCATAATTTAATAATGCGTTATGATTTATAGCGCCAACGTGCTGAGTTACTCCGGCTTCTGTTACCGTTGAAGCGTTACCCACACTAGTAACGTCGCCAGTTAAATTGGCGTTTGTCGTTACGTTTGAAGATGTGAAACTTGTTGCTGTTCCTGTGATATTTGTTCCGACCAAAGCGGTTGGTGTTCCTAAAGCGGGTGTAACAAGTGTGGGTGATGTTCCAAATACTGCGGCACCCGTTCCAGTCTCATCAGATAAAACTCCGGCCAACTGAGCCGATGTGGTGGCTGCGAATTGGGCAAGCGTTCCCGATGTAACAGCAGCGCCATCTAATTTGGTTTTATCTGAACCAGATAATAACCCAGCATTACCAGCGGCTACTGCCTGCGGAATAGTTGCGTTTGTTCCGGTGTCAGAATTAACGTCTAAAGTGGTTCCTGTTGTCGTTCCGATTGATAAATTTGTCGCTCCGGTAGGCGCTGTCTGGAATGTTGGAGCTGCCCCAATTCCGTTTGATGTGAGTACTTGAGCAGCCGTTCCGACAGCTACTGTTGCAGCAACTCCTGTTGCATTCCATGTTATTAATTCACCATCAACACCATCGGCTAACATAG